ATTTGTTGCGGGGGTAGGATGTGCGCCTACGACCTTCAGCTTATGAGGCTGACGAGCTACTACTGCTCCACCCCGCAATGTTAAAGAAAGGAACGTTTCACAACGCTCCTTTTGAAAAAACGTACAAAGATAATACAAATATGGATTTTAATCCTCCAGTTATGGATTGTACCCCCTCCGCGATTCGAACCTGGGCAAGCAGAACCAAAATCTGATGTGCTACCATTACACCATGGGACAAGTTTCCTCTCAATTAAGAGAGGAGCAACCAAAATTATGACACCTTGTAGCCTGTCTGGGAATTGAACCCAGACCCCCACCTTGAAAGAGTGGTGACTTAAACCATTTGTCTAACAGGCCAACCTTACCTTCCTATAACCTTTTTCAAAGTCTAGGTTGGGTATATGTTGTATGAGTTTCTTTCTATAAAATGCAATATGCAGTAGCGAAACTCCTTACTCATTTGTGAGACTTACTTAAAAAGTTGCAAAGGTGTTGAATCCATGTTAGTTTACTTTTTTTTCTCAGATTTGCAGAAGCAACAAAAGGAACCACCCTGCCACGGTCGTCCCTGCGGGCCCAAAACCTGAGAGCACCATCACTGCTCAGGTCACTGCTCCAACTGTAGCGCTGAGAGCACTCCGTCGAAGTCCAATACCATCTACCCATAGTAAATGGACAGGCTACATGAGCAATGGAACAAGCAGCAGCAATGTAAATAAGGTTCTTCCAAACAAGTTCCATTTCACCAAGAGCAGGAATATAATGATTTTCACTGAGCTTTGCTACAACATTATAGGCTTCATACCTCTTGGGATTGTTCTCACAAGTTTCTTTCCAAGACTTAGTATGCTTGTAACCATCCATATCCTTTATGGCTTCTTCTGTATTGGAAATATGCTTATCAAGCTTGCTGTTCCAGTCATTATCAATAGAGATACTCTTCATCAGATTCTGAATATCAGCAACCACGGGTTCATTGCCATTGAAACCAACAACAATGCCTTGGATGTTCTTTTTAGAACAACTGGCAGCTACAGCAGGACCAACAAAATAATTAAATACCAAGAAAGAGCCAATAGCTACTCCTTCATTATTCTTAGGAGATTCAGAGTAAACAGCAGATGCTATCTCCTCATCCATACCAGCACAATCCTCTGGCTTAACTTCCTTGTTGGTTACAAAGAGTTTCTTGGCACAGATAGTTGATTTATCAATACCATACCAATACTCAGTCCCTTCAGGAATATAAGCCTCAAGACATCTGCCTCTTTCAAAGTCAGGCCATAGACAGGCATGAATAGCACCACCATTGATTTCCCATCTCTTGCTATTACTATATGGACTGAGATAAGTTTCTGATGGTTGTGCAACAAACTCTTTATTGAGTTCAAACCAAGTCCCTTGACAAGGACTTTTAGCTTTGTCAGCTGATATTTCCCTGACATGCTTGTAAACCTTGATGTCTTTTGAAGCCACCATAGGTTTCCGATGATATGTTACTAGGCACATAATTTTGGGGGTTTTAAATTATTAAAATTTGATTAACTTTCCTGTTTCTGTGGATTCTCAGAGTATCAAGAATTTCATAATATCCACGCTGGTACTGTTATAGGTTTCTCACTGTTTGTCATAGCCATATTTAATAATTTGAGCCATTACTACTAGTACCTAATGTTGAATTATCAACTATAATAGGAGAAGCAGCCATCATATCCATCCATCTGTTACATTGTACATTTTACCAATCTCAATATAACTAAGATTCTGTACAAGTATCAAATCTTCTAATTTCTCTTTTTCATTCCTCCAATTCATATCAATAATATTAGTAGCCGCAGAGGGACTCGAACCCCCAACTTTTTGTTTAGAAGACAAAATTTCTATCCAATTGAATTATGCGGCCATACCCCTATGTTTCACAACATAGGAAGTGCATTATGACATTTTTATGTCCGAGTGGCTGGGCTTGAACCAGCGACTTGATGCTTATAAGGCATCTACTCTAACCACTGAGTTACACTCGGATAATTTAATCAGCTGTTTTTATAACATAGATGTTATCGGTGTTGCTGAATTTACTTGTTATCATTTTAAAAGCTTTGGCAATAAGGTTGGTTGTCCTGAAACTGCTTATTTTACCTGTGTTTGTGATTTTATATACCTGTTTCATAATAATTTATTTAAATTTTTCTTTGTATTTTATCATTTATAATGCCATTTTCTTAAGCTATGCCCATAAAAATCAACAAATTCTTTTACTTTTGATTTTATAAGACTATCAAGAGATTCATATCCAAAATATGTATTTTCTGGATAACCTTTAAACTTTGAATATTCTTTGTTTTCAGAGTTATAATACGCTCTAGTTAATTTTCGTTTTAATATTCTTACTTTGTTCATATTATTGTAAATTTTCGAGTCTTTTGTCAATTGCCTGTAAAAGTTTATAATAAACTTCATTTTCTGCAAGTTCTGTCAAATCCTCTTCAGTCTCCATAGGAATTTCTGAAGCATTATACTCCTCCAAGGAAGAAGTGATATTGCTGCATATCGTGGCAATAGACTGAATTGTATCTGTATAAATATCTTTTAGGCTCATAGACTACAGATATTTTAATGACAACGTAAATGCACTGTAATAACGCAACCGCTCAGGAATCAGTTCAATGGATACTATATCCTCAAAAGGACAGTAATCAATGAAAACATCACTGTTTGTGTCATCTACAACGAATACGTTGAATCCGCTAACAGAACCCTGATTACCTTTTTGAATTGCGATCAGTTTCAACCGCAAATCATCTATGACAACAATGTCATCTATGTCGCATGTTGCCAACTGAAGAACAATATTCTCCAGATTTTTGCAATTTAGAATTGTTTTCATATGTTTTTATTAGTTTTAATCGTCAAATCTTCGTGAAAGATAAAGTTTATCAAATTCTGTGATTTTATCTTTCATGTCTTTATCGTTTAGACTAAGTAATTTATCTGCTGTAGCTGTTATTTTTGATATTGCTTTTTTGAAGTTTTCCAAATCAGATCTCTCTGATATGTCCAAGTTTAATGCATACATGCTCTCATGTAATGTACACAAATCGTCGTATTCTTTACTATTATTTTCCATATTGTATTTATTTTTAATTCCAATTAAACCAAGCATCGACATAATCTTCTGCTTGTTCTGTTATGATTATTATGTCGCTCATATTACAAATTTCGGTAGTGGAGATTAGTTTTTAAAATTTCATCCATTTGACAATACATTCTTGATCCTCGTCTTCAAAATATACTTTACCATTTCTGAGATTTGATATAAGAAATTTATTGTTTTCATAGATTGCTTCAAATACATAACCCATATCAGTCATAATTATTAAATTTATTCTTCTATCAGGTTTTATACTTGTAGAATACCACTTTCTTGTTTTCATAATTTATTATCCTTGCCATTTCCACTATGACTATAAACTACATAATGTAGAACATCATTAGGATTATTTGATGTTTTTAATTATTATTATTTATTTCCAAGCATCTATTTCAATGATATAACTACGGAAGTACATATCCTCTTCTTCATATTGTGAAGAATGAATCATATATCCTGCAACTGTACCATCATTGTTATGATATAAACCTGATGCTTCACGGTAAATATCACCATTTACTTTAAGAAAATTATCCCATTCATCCATACCTTGAGTAGTAACTACAGTTTCTGCTTCTTCGCGAGTGTCATAGTCACCTACATAATAATTTTATGTTTTTAGATTAATGTTATTTTTAGAGATTAGTTTCATCATTATGATTACTTATAGCATCACCACGTAAAGGTTCTCTTATTGATACCATATATGGCCTATAAACTACGAACTTAGCCATATTGGTTACATCTATTTTATAATAAAGTAGAGCAACAAGTTATATTAATTGGGTTTGTACAGAGTACCCATTCTCTGGAGCAATATCTTATATTTGTCCTATAAAAGATATATTACTACAACTATGCTTATTTAATTATCTATTATATGTCAGCAGTTGTCGAGACAAAACCTAACAATACTACCATAATTATCATTAGGAAGAATATTTAATCGTGTTTCTATAGGCTTTCTAGAATACCTTAAATACGATAGAGAAACACCGCATACTGATTCTTACGAATCTTCTGCTATGTTATAATAATGGAATGTGTCTTAATCTAATGATTTAAAAACCCATTCTTCATATTTAAAATCTAAATCACCTGTATCTTCGTCAATATAAGTATAGTATCTACTGCTAATGGAATAGTGTTTTTGCTCTTTTTTATCAAAAATGATAAACACTTTTACTCCACGGTCAAAACAAGAATCATCTCCTAATTGCTCAGATGTAGCAAATAATAGTTGGTATTCTTTATTGTCTGTAAATACTTTCTTATGCTCGTAGTCTACTTTGAAGTTTTCCATATTTTTTTGAATTTATGTTTGTGTTTTACGCATAAAACTTATAAATTATCATGGGCTTTAATAATTACAACTTTCGTATTACGACCATTTATTTCTCTCCAGTCAAAGATGTTTTTAACTAAAGCGTCTATACTTAAGAGGTTATAAGGTTAAACCATATAGATAATTTGTTTATAAGAAACTTGCGTCCTCAACATCTTGGAAATTCAATTTAATGAATATTTTATATTGAGTTTTTTAATTTGTAAATTTATTCAGTTTAGTATATATTCAACGTTTTTTAATTTTATGATTTTGATGAAAGATTGAGGGGATGGAGTATCTTCCTCATTATTAATTACTTACCAAGATTTAAAACAAGTCCAATCATTTGTAATAAACCCAATCACTTGTAACAAGACCAATCATTTATATAACTGCAATCATTTGTAATAATTGCAATCAATTATAGAAGTCCAATCATTTATAGAAGTCCAAGAAAGAAAGAAAGAACCAAAGAAAGAAAGAATCTATTATAATAATATATAATATATAATATATAATTATTAATATATATTAATATTTATATTAATATATATAATATATATTATAATATAATATTATATTATATAATATAATATATAATAATATATATAATAATATATAATATAAAGATCCAACTTTATGATTTTGTTCCCAAGTCAACCGCTAGATTGAAATGGGAAAGGGGAACGAACTTTATGACAGCCCGTCCCCCCGAACGAGGAATTAATCCCCGTTGGCCAGTTCATCGTCAGTGAACGCAGCCTCTCCTGCCTGGTTTGCCCTTGTCAACATCCAGAAAGGTTCAGCGTCGTCACGGCCGTGGTTCGAGAACGACAGTCTACCGGCATAGAGCAGGTCGATGTCCTCTTCATAGTCGACATTGTGGCCGATTGTGACGCGGTCAATCTTGATAGGAACCTGGACACCGTTCTCCATATTCAGCAGGAGACCTTCAGCGGCAAATTCCTTGTAGGACTTGCCGTCCTCTTTCCGGGTGAATGTCTTCTTGGTCCAACTGAAATCACTGGCGCTGAATCCTTGTTCAGCATCATAGCCGAGTTTTTCGAGAATGGTGACGTTTTTAGTGACGTCAATGCTTGCAACATTAAGTTTTTTCATAATTTTTTATTTTTAAATTTGACATTAATGACCCGGGGGATCCCTCCCGCGGCGTCGAGGGAAGGGGGCGGTCGGTGGGATTATCCTCCCTCCTTTTAGATAAAAACAAAAAATAAAAAAAAAAATAAAAAAATTAAGATTTTTTAAGAAAGTGTTTTCCTTTTATATTTGTTTAATTCGATTTTTTTTCGTATTTTTGCAATGAAAAAATTAATGAGATTAGATGACTTTTTAAGGAATCAGGAGTGGCTGCACCCAGCGTGGTAGAGGTAAGTCAGCCCTAGGGATAACAAGCATGAGAACTAATAATATATAAACGCCTCCTGATACACTGGAAAGCTTGCCGTGGAGCTCGGCAATTTGGTTTGATTCTTATAAAATTCAGGTTTTATAGGATTATCAAGCCAGGTTGCTTTATTTAATCAAGTTAATAAAAATTTTAGTTATAATATATAATTTATTATATATTAATGGGATAATTATGTTTAATTATTAAATATGTTTAACATTATGATAAGAGTTCGTTATAACGATTTAGTCATTGATGTTGATGAATATAATATTCATATATATGATTCTTATAAGGTTAAGGATCGTTCGGAGATGTATTCTTGTATAAGATTTTTAAGGAGTTGTTGTGACAATTATGTTTTACGCAACAGGAGTGATTGGTCTTTGGTTAATGAATGGATTGGTCACAATAACTTATACAGCTTAGGTCTTTATGAGGACAGGACACGTTCTGTTGATTTGGACTATCCTTCGAAGTGGTATATGGGTATTATATGGTTTTTATCAAGTATTATTGTTTTATGAAAGAGTTGAAAGACAAGAAATTTAATTTATTTGGGAAGAAATACACCCTTAAATTTGTAGACACTTTAGATGACGATCCTTATATTAAAGAAGAAGGTGATGTTTTATATGGTATTACAATACATCCTTTCGGGGAGATAAAGGTATCGAAATCCATTAAAGACAAGGTTCGTGATGATGATGACTTGGAGATTACCAAGCTTCATGAGTTGTTTCATGCTATACTTGATGCTGGTGCTTATCATGATTTGAATGGTGATGAGCCTTTGGTTGAGTGGTTAGCCAGGTGTACATGGACTTTAAAGAAACAGGGGGTTATATAATGGCTAAATATTTTACTTTAGAGGAGTTGACAGCTTCGGAGACTGCTAGGAAAAAAGGCATTAACAACAAACCGAACGAAGCCGTAAAAGTCAATTTGAACATATTGATGGAGCAGCTTGACAAGATCAGGGAAAAGTTTGGTTCGCCTATATATGTCAACAGTGGCTATAGATGTCCTGAATTGAATAAAGCTGTAGGCGGTGTCAAAACCAGTCAACATCAGCTTGGTGTTGCTGCTGATTTGACAACAAGGTCTAAGGATCTTGACAGAAAACTTTATGATATGATTGTAAAGAATTTTGACTATGACCAGTGCATTTGGGAGTCTTCAGGTTCTTCGATATGGATACATTATTCTTATGTACGTCCCAACAGGAAGCTTAAATTTAACATTATAAAATGATTTGTTATGTCTTGGGATGATTTGAATATTAAAGAGAAGTCTGATTTGATGAGACTTTATATATCGAACGGCATAATGGATTTGGATTCCATAAAAGAGCATTACAATAGTTTTGCTACAGGTGGTGCGTTGCCTGACCATGACCCGAATAATCCTTATCATTATCATGATGCTGAGGGCAATAAAGTGGTTATATCGCCTGAAGATTGGGAAGCTAACGTAGGTAAACCTTATTTCAGAGAAATAGAAGATGCTGTCAAGGCAGAACAAGCTGCTCATCCAGGACCTGAATATGAAATAAATCCTGCTTTTGTGAGGGATTTGAATAGTAGTGTTGCTGCTGCTAGAGGCCAAAACGGTATGATTAATTATGTTGGTTATAAAAATCAACTGCCTCAAGGCTATACTATTAATGAGAATGGTATAATATTTGATGATAAAGGCCAAGCTTATGTGCAAGAATCTTACCCTCAAAGTACCAGATTTACTTACAATGCTGACTCACCTTTACAGTTTAAATTTAATCAAGGTAAGCCTATTGAAAGAAATGTGAATTTTTATCCTGTTAATATGGATATGAAAGTTAAACCTCCTTTGCCTGTTGATAGAGTTATGGATGTAGATGCCGAAAGAGAGAATACTATCAAAACAATTCAAGACAATCTTGTTTATAGGAGTTCTTTAGAAAACATACTACCAGGTTTTGAAGGAGGTATGATGGTAGGCAACACTCCGTTATATTATGACTTTTCCTCTAAAAATAATCATAAAGAGTTTATAAAAAAATATTTGGAAAATATTACAGGAACTCCTGTAACATTTATTAAATATAACGATGACTATGACAATATAGTAGAACTTAATAAAGAGCAATTGGATGCAATCACAAAAAACTCAAAACTATATTATGATAAATTAGATAGAGAACAGATAGGAAGAATAAAAAAATATTTGTCAAAAATATCACCTAACGATTTTAGAACTAAAGAAGACTATGATGAGGATGTTGATGTTAATAATAAATATATACAATCACTTTCAGATTATATAAATAGTTCTGATTTCTATTATGACAGACAAGATATAAGGCCTAAACCATATAAATTGTCTCGTAAGGAAGCTGAGAAAAAAGCTGTTATTAAAATAGACCCTTTAAAGAAAACTAAAACGTTTGAAGAAGGAGGTCCTGTTAATAATAAATCTGATTGGGCTAAAGCGCATGAAGTAGAGTTAGCTTTACAACAACTTGGGTGGGATAATCCTAATAATAAATTACATAGTGATTATGCTGCAAAAGATGATAAAGGCTATTATGCAGGATACAATTTAAAGCCTGTTACTATTACAGCCAAACATCCTTTATGGAATTTACCTGACTATCAAGGAAATGAAAATAATCCTAATATTAATGCTTACAAAGATGAGCTTTGGGAGAATAGAAAAGAAAGAGAAGAAACTGGTAAAGAGTACTTGAAAAATATAGGTAGAGTTGGTTTAACTATAGGAACTTTACCTATGTTAGGTTACGGTGCTATAGCTGCACCCTTGACTACAGGGCTTAGTTTAGCAGGAGGAGAAGGCTTGAATTATGGTATTAACAAACTTACTCCTTATAATTCTTGGGGCAATATGCTAGCAGAAGGTGTGTTTAATACAGATAATGAACTAGCTCAAACAGCTTTAGAGTTTACCAATCTTGGATTTCTATTAGGACCTAAAGCAGCTCCTTTTGTAAATAACCAGTATAGAGGTTTAAGAGTTGCTAATGAGTTAAGAAGAGGTATAAGAAATACTGAACTACCACCAAGAGTTGCAAAGAACACTGCTCACACAAGAACTAAATTAGGTGATGTAGAAGTTGATGACCCTAATTTGATGTATCATGTAGATAATGGAGATTACACAGGTTTCAGTGGTAATGGTGCTTATGTTAAAGACGGAATGTTGTTTCCATCTCAACATTTTAATGGACAAAAACCTTATACTTGGTGGAATCTAGGTCGTCCTTATAGAAATAATCAAACTAGACTACTTACTACTACTAAAGACAATCCTAGTTTATTGAGAGTAAGAGACCAAGACTATCCTATAGGGCAATGGACAGGTAATCCAAAAGATAGGACATTTGTGACTAATCAAGAATATGTTTCTTCAGAACCTATTAGAATAGGAAATGGCTATAAACTTGACCACAATTATGGTTACAGAAGGATACAAGAACCCATTCCTACTTTAGAACAAGCTTATCAAGAAGCAATGATTGAAAAATATCCATTAGTATTATCTCATAATATTTCAAATGATTATCTTAAATCAACATTGTTAGGAAGACACAAGAGTCTACTTAATCCTAGTACCAGTTTAGGACGTGCGAAATACAATAGTGAAATAGACAATCATACATCATTGATTTTTGGTAAAGACATGTTAAACAATCCTCATACTCCTTATTTGGGAGACGGAAACACTCCTATGGTATATGAATTTTTTGATGATGGTGAACTTATAAGTAGATACTCCACTAGAAAAATTAATCAAAGAATGCATAGCAAATCCGGAATTCCATTGTCTAAATTAGGTGCTGGAGAACAAATTTCTTTAGATGATGCTATTAGAATTGCTAGAGAAAATGTAGCTAAAGGAGATAATTTCAATACATATAATGAATTAAAATTTGATGGTTTAATTCCTGTTAAAAAAGCAGGATATGGTTTTACAGACAGCGAAGAGATAGCCGATATGTTACATAGGAGAGGAATTATTACTAATTTTGATTTTTATACTTCTAACCCTAATGCTTATTCTAATTATGAAGATTTTTTAAAGAATGTTGTTTTTAAGAATCCTGACTACAAGTTTAGAAAAGGAGGAAAATTAAATAGTTAATTATTGCCTATAACTTAAATCAATAATTAATACTAAACAATAATAAATTATGACTAGAGAAGATTTTATAAATAGTTGTAATATTTTTAAGTGTTGGAATTATGAAGACTGCGTAAAAGCCTATAGAGATTTTGTAGCTAGAGGTGTATATTTTCCCAAAGAAAATCGTAAAGATGCAGCAAGTTATTTAAGAAATAGAGGATATGATATGTTAGATATGAGTGATGAATATATAGAAGACGCTATAAAGTATGATTGTGCTGAAGCTTTTGTAGGCATAATGGTTAAAATGGAACTATGGAGGTAAATATTATGGAAGATTTTAATAAACAATTGTTATTAGACAAATTCAGCAAAGTACTGGATAGAGCTGAAGAAATAACTCAATGGGAAGAGTTCAAAACTTATAAGATAAAAGAGCAAGAATTGATCGAATCCTCAAAAAAGGAAAATGAAGAAATAATCAAGCCTTATATTGATAAATTATGGAATAAGATAGAGTTTGGAAATACTTTGGATTCTACAGCATTAATGGTTGCATTAGCTGGAAATAATTGTATGTTTTAACATGGAAGATAAACTAAATGCTATATTAGAATTAACTAAAGAAAATAATCTGATATTGAGAAGAATCGCCTCACATCTTTATGGGGCTAAAGCAGACGCTAAAGACTTTATTATAAATTATATAGCTAATATTTTAGCTAATTATAAACAAATGTAGTTTATTATGCCTTCATATATTAGACCATATCAATATTATATTTTAACATTATTTAAGAAAAAAGTTGTCAAAAAATTTGGTCAATTCAAAAAATATTCGTATCTTTGCATCAGAAAATTTAAGAAAACAATTAAATAATAAACTATGAAAGATTTTTTAGAACAATTAACAGAAGATTTGATCAACAACGAGCAAGAGATGACTAAACACAGTGGTGGATACGTTTCGCTTAAAGGTACTTTTAAGGATCACCGTAACGAAAATGGCTATACTACTCATACTATTGGTACTGTAGAATACAATATTCCTACGGAAGAATTTGTTACTAAAATTAAGCCTCTTATCGAGCCTTATGCGAAAAGAACTCTTCATGAGAAACATATCTATTACAAAAATGTATAAAATATTTCTGCAGTGATATAAATTCTGCAGACTTACCTCCTTAGCTTAAATGAATAAAGCGTTTGGCTACGAACCAAAAGATTGCGGGTTTGAATCCTGCAGGAGGTACAAACAAGCCTCAGTAGCTCAGTTGGTAGAGCGGCACCCTGTTAAGGTGATGGCCGCAGGTTCAAGTCCTGCTTGAGGCGCAAATTCTTAATATTTTAAACATGAGTAAAATTACTGAAGATAAAAAGTGGCAAGCTGACTATGATGCTGAAACGATGGCTCGTTATGAGGAAATCATGTCTGATGCTAAAAGAAAAGCTGCCGCTATAAAAGCTGCAAAAGAAAAGGCTTCTGATCTTAACAAAAGAGCCGATATAATGAACAGAGTTGTTAAAGGAAAGACAACGCCTAGAAAAAAGAATTAACATGAACCTTGAAGAGACTATAGCATATTTTAACAAATATCCTTACAGGATAAAAAATGGTGCAGGTTATCTTGCGAAGAGATGTAAAACTTCAGAGGATATTATAAAACAAGCCAGAGATATAGTTCGAAAACAAAACAATACAATAAAATTTCCGAAGATTCTTCTGTTTGATCTTGAAATGGCACCAATGAAAGCTTATGTTTGGGATAGATGGGATCAAAATATATCATTAGAACAAACCATAAGTGAAACATTTATATTGTGTTATTCTGCAAAATGGCTTTATTCTGATACAGTATTTTCAGATAAACTGTTACCTGATGAAATAAAAACAGGTTATGATTATAGACTTGTAAATGCTTTATGGTATCTTTTAAATGAAGCTGATATAGTAATTGCTTATAATGGTATAAAAGCAGATATTCCTTGGCTGTATTCAAGATTTCTTATATATGGAATGCCTCCTGTAAAACCTTTTATAACAATAGATCCTTATAAAACTGTAAAACAAAAATTTGGTTTCAGTTCAAACAAGATGGATGCTGTGGCTGGTTATTTAGGTTTGTCTAGAAAGTTACCTACTTCATTCAGTCTTTGGAGAAGATGCATGGAAGGCGACATGAATGCAATACTTGAAATGCAAGAATATAATATACAAGATGTTAAAGTTTTAGAAGAGGTTTATCTTAAACTAAGACCTTGGATTAAAAACCACCCTAACATAGATAACTTTATTGAAGATGATGTATGTCCTTTCTGTGGTAAGAAACATCATACGCTTATTGAAAACAAATATTACTATACTTCGGTGAATAAATATCCTTTATATAGATGTAATGAATGTGGTGGTGTTTTTAGAGGAAGAAAATCAATAAAAAATGAAACTAAAAACCTAGTTTGTGCTCACTAAAATGTTCAGAAGAAAAAACTATAGACTTTTAAAAAAACTTGCAAAAAAAGAACCTGTATTTGACACTACAGTCTATTATGAATTAAGTAAAAAAACAGATGGTTTGTATGAATGGTTTTCTGTTGTTGCAGACAGAACCGAATACGATCCTAAAGAAACAAAAACATTAATTTGGAAAATATATGAATGACACAAAAAATATAAAAATGATTAAAGGCAAGATTGCAAATGCTGCAATTAATTATGCTCTTGAAAAAAATCTTGAATGGTTTTATATCATAATGCCTGACAGTTCAGACCCGAAAGTTGACGGTATATGTTTTGTCAAAGCTGGCAGTGAAGAGTTTATGAACAACAAGGCAAAATTCTTTGGTAAGACTTGGATGCTTGATATGAAGGACTGGAATTCATACGGTCTTAGAGTGGCTGTTGAAAAGTTTATGAATATCCCATTGACATTTATTAGTGACGATTATGAAGGCTAGATCTATAAGAAGAGCGTTTAAAAGAGGACATATTGTGAATATCTTCGGGGATTATATATCACTAAAGCCTTTTAACAATAGAAAAAATACAAGTAAACATGGACAGTCAAGAAAGAATGCAGGACTTAAAATCTTTAAAAGCAAACGAGTACAACCAGATACCAATTAAATTCTGTGAACATTGTTTATGGATTGGTGATATAGATACTATAGAAATGTATAACACTTCCGTAGATGTTTGCCCATGTTGCGGTAGTACAGACTTTACAGAGGATTTTATTGAGAATTGGGACAATGCTTTTAAAGAAAAATACAAACAGGGATCTTATTTAAATATACAAATCGAAAAATATAAAGGAGTTAAATTATGGAAAAAAATAATGGAAAAAGAACCTCAGAGACCGTAAAAACTTATACTAAAGAAGAGGTTATTGAAATTGTAAATAGAGCTATAAGCGAACAACAGAATCAATATAGCTGGGCTGTAAGTAAGGTTAATTGGATGCTTGATATCATCAAGAATCAGAATCTTTTCAATGACCGCATTGTTGAACAATCTGAAATGGAATTGGAGCATTTTCTTTTCCCTGAAAAGATTTCAGAAGATGCAGCCGAAACATCAACTAAGGAGTAAATATGAAATTTATTGACAAGGCATTTATAATCCCTTGTTCATCCAGTGACAGCAAGGATTTTTTTGGTGCTTGGGTGGAATACTTAAAACCTAAACACCATCTTACAGAGACTGAACAAAAAGTCCTTGCTGCCATTTTAAGACATCGTGATGAATTAAGCAAAAGTATTTCAGATGAATCTATACTTGAAGAAGTATGCTTAAATAAAGTCAACAGAGATAGAATAAAGAAAACATTAGGAATGTCTGCGCCACAGTTTAATGGTATAATGGGTAAACTCAGGGAACATAAAATCCTGTCACAAAGTAAAATAACAGAACTTTATCGAATAAACCCGAATTTTATACCAAAACTTGACGGTTCTGGAGACTTTAAATTGATGCTTATATTTAAATATAGTGATGGACAAGTTAATCAGGAAACAGGTAGCGGAGGAGTTCAATCTGAGTCCGACTCTAGTGGAGAAAATGCATAACGCTTGGTGGAAAGAAATAAAAACTTTACTGGAAAGTTTTGATTTTTATGAAAACCCAGATGCAACTCTAACAGATGTCAATATACCTTATCTTGGCAAATTCATTTTAAACAAGAAAAAAATAAAACATATAAATGGAAGAATTAAAATTAAAAGAGATACAGCCGCTATCAAATCAGCTACTGACAACGGCAAATAAGTATGATGAAGCAGTAAAAAGTAAAGGTGGTATTATTCTTGTAGACAAACTTGAAAAAGCTACCAAACTTTATCAGACAGTACTCGCCGTAGGTCCTCTTGTGAGAAATATCAAAGTTGGTGATGTTATTATGATAAACCCGATAAGATATTATAATCCCAAGACGGTACAGAAACAAGAGCAGGATGAACAATCGTTGAGAAGTATCATTCGTGTAGGTAAGGAGTATATGGATGTCATTTTTCCTGTTATTGAAATTGATGGTGAAGAAAGACTTCTAATTTATGAAAATGATGCTGATTTTATAATCAAGTCATATACAATTGAGTAAACAATTATTATAATACAGCCTGGTAATTACACCGGGCTTTTTCAGTTTAAAGACATATGAAACTATTAAATTTAGAAAACTATCAGATAAAGGTATCTGATGAAGCAATGCTTGTAAAACCCATAAGGGATCTTTTTAACAAAGACACTTCAAAAACAAAAGAAGATTTTTATACACAGTGTTCCATAATATATTTCATGGCTGACCCAAGAAGTTCATATAATTATATAACGGATGAAAATGAACGTTTTGAAGAAATCAAGAAACAAGAGGGTTTGCCGAAATCATACAAGATCACAAAGGATTTGAAAATCGCAATAAACGCATATAAAGAACTCACAAAGACTTTATCGTCGAGATTGCTTGAAGACGCTCAGGTTGCTGTAGATAAGGTACGTAAATTCCTTAGAGAAGTTGATTTGACATTGGTTGATGAAAAAGGGAAACCTGTCTATACAATAAATTCCATAACATCAGCAATAAAGATGTTGCCTCAATTGGCAAAAGACATCACAGAGACTGAACGTATTGTTGCAGGTGAGATAGAAGAAAACAACCGTAAAAGAGGCGGGGATCTTGGTAAATCATTATTTGAAGATGGATTTATATTCAATCAATAATTATGGAGATACTTAATCATAAACAGACACCTATAGAGGATTTGAATCTTGAAAGTCTTCCGAAAGAAATTCAAGAAAAATTTTGGGAATATTACTATAAAGTTCCATTTATTAGAGAACTTACCAAAAAAGACAGAAAATATGCAAAGGATCTTGAACGTGATGAAGAAGGCAAGATAATTGTTGATCTCGAACATCCACATATTTTGGAGGATATGGATTATTTCAGACAGACTGGTCTTCATTTTCAAAAAACAGGCAGATATACTGACCTGAGACCAAATCCAAATCCTAATTCAGAATATGGCAAATGGATTTTTGAAGAAGTACGCAGATGTCATGAAGGTATGGTAAGACCTTCTGACGGTGAATGGATACCTGGTGATTTGTATTATTTCTGGAATTTCACTCCTATGAGGGTTGCAGACGATACTGTTGTCAAAAAATCAGCTAAAGGTAAAAAGGAATCTAAAAAAGCTATCAGACGTGTTTCTATGCCGTCTGTATGGGATGGACACTATCTGTTGTTTCATTACTTGAATCAGGCAAGAGATGTCGGTGAACATGCAACAATGCTCAGTGCTCGTGGTAAAGGCAAATCGTATATAGGGGCAAGCCTTTTGGCAAAACGTTTCGAGCTTGGCGAAACCAAATATAACTACAAAGAGACAACATGTTATATAACCGCAGCAGGTTCAGATTTCCTTGTTGCTGGAGATCAGACACTTGACAAATTCCAAAGAGATATTGATTTTGTTGCTCAGAATACAGAATTCCCTAGAACAAGATTAAGTAACCGTTTAAATGATATGCAATGGGTTGCAGGTTACAAAGATCTTGACAGGGGTAATGTCGGTGTCGGCAATTCTGTTGTTGGTATTACATCAAAAAACAATTCCTCCAAACTTCGTGGTACGCGTGCAGTTTTATATATCCTCGAAGAAGCAGGATCATTTAGCAATCTTTTACAGGTATGGAATAATATGCTTCCTTCTGTTGAGCAAGGTCAAGGTGACAAGCGTAAGGTTTTCGGCCAGGCTTTCGCATATGGTACGGCGGGTGACTCACAATCAGACTTTTATGCGATGGCTGAGATGATGTATCATCCTGAAGGATATCATATATATGCTTTAAATAACATCTTTGATCTTGAAGGCACCGGTGGTGGAAAATTTTCATTTTTCTTTCCGTCATATCTTAACAATGAAGGATGCTATGATAAGGATGGTAATTCGGATGTTACTGCAGCGTTAAAGGAAATACTTAAAGCACGTTATGAAACTAAAAAGAAAACGTCTGATATAAATGCAATTATAAAAGCTACTGCTGAAAATCCTATAGTTCCTCAAGAAGCTATTTTAAGAACTACACACAGTATGTTTCCTGTAGCCGCCATAAATGAAAGAATTCATCAGTTGGAGAACAATCTGCATGAATATGACGATGTTTATGTAGGAGAACTTGTACAGAATCCAAACGGTGTTATTGAATTCAAACCTACAAATGATACGCCTATAAGGAATTTTCCGCATAAAGATTCAAAAATTCGAGGTGCTTTGGAGATTTATAAAATGCCGGAAAAAGACTCTGCAAATAATGTGATATCAAATAGATACATAATAGGACATGACCCTGTGGATCATGATGAAGCAGATTCGGTATCTTTAAGTTCTACCTTTGTCTTGGATTTGTTCACAGACAGCATTGTTGCAGAATATACGGGTCGTAGGGATTTTGCTGAAGAAAATTATGAAATATTAAGGAAACTTTGTATTTTTTACAATGCCAAATGCCTGTATGAAAATAACATCAGGGGTTGTTATGCATATTTCAGCAAAATGAACAGTTTATATATGCTTGCAGAAACACCTGAATATCTCAAAGATAGAGATATTGTTAAACGAGGTGGTTATGGTAATACTTCAAGAGGTGTCGGCGCAACGAAACCTGTAAACGATTATGCCAACAGTCTTATAAGGGATTGGTTATTAAAGCCTAAAACTATTGTTGAACAAGACAATAATGGTAATGAAATAGAAGTAACAGTACAGAATGTATCCACTGTCAGAAATTTGGCATTTCTCAAAGAGCTCAGTCAATTTTGTGATGAAGGGAATTATGACCGTGTCAGAGCTTTTGGTCTTGTAATGCTTTACAGGGAAGAATTCCATATACTTAATGGGGATGACTTTGAAGGCAGAAAAACTCCAGATAAGGATCCAAATTATCTTGGCAACGATCCTTTTTTCAAAAAGAATTATGATGAAAAATTAGTTATTACAATGTAACAAAAATACTTAGTTGCACATTTTATTCAAAAATAATTAGTATTTTTGCAATTAAAAATTTACATATTATGCAGAATTATAATTGGCCTAGACAGGCATTACCATTCAACAAAAAGACTAAAGAATGGTGTAAACAATGTATAAAATATGCTGATAATAATTCCATCCTTACTTCATCGGTCATACGAAAAACAGCAGCTCATAAAAAGCTTAACTATGACCTTTTAAGTGGTAAGCTTGACATGTCAGACCTAGCTGCAATATATAATCCTGACAAAGCCGATTATGGGGTAAGTTCAGAACCTATTCAGCATTATCCAGTATTAAATGATAAAATCATGCTTCTTCTTGGTGAGGAAAGAGATGCCCACTTTGACTATAAGATTGTGGTTACAAACCCTAATGCCATCAGTGAAATAGAAGAGGCAAAAAAGCAGGCAATTCTCGAATCAATGCAGAAACTTATTGAGGACACATCTTTGTCTGAAGAGGCTTATCAACAGAAAATGATGGAACTCAACAGATATTATACCTATGAATGGCAAGATTTTAAAGAAATTAGAGCTAATTGTATTTTAAATCATTATAAAAAAGAACAAAATTTTCCTGCTATTTTTAATGATGGTTTCGCTGACGTTCTTGCAAACAATGAAGAGATTTACCAATGTACTATTGAGGCTGGGGAACCTGTACTCAAGAGACTTGATCCTACAAAAGTAACAATATTCGGAGGTGGCAATTCAAGTAAAATTGAAGACGCTGATATGATTACAATAGAAGATTATTGGTCTCCTAGCAAGATAATAGATGTGTATTATGACAAATTGTCTGCAAAAGATATAAAGACCATAGATGAATATTTTGACGGTCTTAAAAATGATGACGGTAATGGAGACAAAGGTGATCCCAGGAATTATTTCAGATTTGGTGATTATGTTGATAATATTTCCGATGGTGAAGGTGGTTGGATATCGTTCAATGATGGCGTAACTTCAAAAGATTTGCCTTATGATTTCAATGGCAATATAAGGGTTTTGCAAGTTTATTGGAAATCACTCAGAAAAATCAAAAAGGTTAAATCCTATGACCCTCAAACAGGAGAGGAACAGTATGAATTTCATACAGAAAAATACAAGTGCGTCGAAGAACTTGGTGAAGAGGAAAAAACTTATTATATTAATGAAGCTTGGCATGGTACAATGATTGGGACTGGTGACAAAGCCATATTTGTTGATTGTGGACCTTGCCCGGTTCAGTATAACAGATTGAACAACCCATCCAAATGCCATTTTGGTATTATAGGTACGATATATAATTTTAATTCAAACCAGCCATATTCCATGATAGACATGATGAAACCCAATGTCTATCTTTACGATGTCATGAAAGACAGACTCAATAAAACTCTTGCAAGGAATATGGGTAAGATAATAAAGCTTAATCTTTCGCAGATTCCTGCAGGATGGGATATTGTCAAATGGCTATATTATATGAAAACATATGGTATTGCTGTTGTAGATCCTATGAAAGAGGGTGCCAATGGTAAAATGGCTGGCATATTTAATACAGAGTCTACAGTAGATACAGAACTTGGTGATTCTATACAAGCCATGATAATGATTCTCGAATTCATAAAGAACGAGATGTCTGAAATGGTTGGTATTACAAAACAGCGTCAAGGAAACATTTCGAATAGGGAAACTGTCGGTGGAGTTGAAAGAGCAACACAACAGTCTTCTTATACAACAAGATGGTATTTTGCCAAGCATGATGACACTAAAAAAAGAGTTCTTGAATGCTTTCTTGAAATGGCAAAAGTAGCTATGAAAGGAAACAACAAGAAATTTGAATATATTCTTCCTGACCATTCAAAACAGATAATAAATGTTGATGGTGACGAATTTGCAGAATGCGATTATGGTCTTGTACTCGACAATACCTATGATATGCAGAAACTTCAACAGCAAGTTGAAACGTGTGCTCAAGCAGCTCTTCAGAATCAAATGCTTACGTTTAGTACATATTTGAAAATCATTGAAAATGTATCTCTTGCAGAAAAAATAAAAATGGTTGAACAAAACGAACAAGAATTGATGAAACAAAGACAAGAGGACCAGCAACGTCAACTTGAAGTACAGCAACAGCAAATACAAGCTCAAACTGCATTAAAGCAGACTGAACTTGATATGGAAGACAAGCTCAACCAAAGAGATAACGAAACAAAAATTCTTATAGAAAATATAAGACAGATGGCTGCAAACGATGTTGATAAAGATGGTATTGTAAATGAAGAGAATAATGCTGAACTTGCAGAAAAAATAAGAGAGTTTAACGCACAGCTTGATCTTGACAACAAAAGACTTCGTATGGAGGAACAAAAATATAAAGCTGACAATGAAACAAAACTAGCTGTCGCTAAAATGAAACCAAAAACAACTTCTAACAACAATTAAATATGGTAACAATAACAAAATTGCAAGTGGATATTGCACATGATAAACTTATCATATCTGCTACAAATAATACAGAATCATATAAATTTACCGAAATATGTATAGATACTGAAAAAACTTTTAATTGTAAAAACGAAGAAAGTATTTATGCTACTAAAATAACACTTGAAAATCAAGAATTAAATGAAGATTTAGAAAATTACGAAATACCTTTTGATTCAATAATTTGTAGTGAAGATCCGGCTAATAATATTTTTTTTGTATGGGTAAAATGTATTGAATATCCACAAAGTGGAGAACCTTATACAACATCCGGATTTGGAGTGACTTTGTCGGTAAAGAATTTTTATGATCTTCTTCTTAATCATATAGATATTGTTTCTCAAAATGATTATGTTTGTAATCCTAGTTGCTCAGATGTAAACTTTATGCTAGCTTGGCAAGGATTCAATCTTGCAAAAATACTGCAAGATTATAATCAAATGATTAATTATTGGAGAATTCTACATAAATATAATACTTCTACTAATGCAGGTTGTACATGTAACAAATAAACATTATGGAAAAATTTCTTTTAAAAGCTATAAACAAGTATTATAAGACTCTTAAATCAGTAGGTTATATTGATGCAAAAGAAAAATACTCACTTTTTGTGGTGAG